TCAGCTTTTGATTTCAAAAAATAGCGATAGCTTAGAATTAACCTTGGTGTGATCTACTGTTTTCTGGTACCCAAGAACGCCTATGGAATCCGACGAAATTTCATTAGAATGAATTTTCTCCGAGCTGCTTCTGTGAAATGCCACGTGAAGATTCGCATGCACACCATTACCAACATAAACAGGAGATTTAGGGCGACAAAAAGTTACATCACCGTCTATAGCTCTGCAACGCATCCTTATTTTCCGACCATTTACGGAAATATGAGTCTTGGACTTATTAACGTCCAGCTTTCCAGGAATAGTCGGTAGTAGGACACCCGCGATTGGAAGCGGGGTATTTTCAGCAGTAATTTTTATGTCGTGCCCACTCTCCCCTTGAAAACCAGTTCGGATTATCGAATCTTCAACAGTGTTCCAACTGACAGCATACCCGTCATGAAGAAATGGTTGCGTTTTATGCCCCGGAGAATACGCGGGACGATTATACGAATTATGAACTACTTGAAATAAATTGATAATACTCTCTACAAAATTATATGCAGCGAAACCAATATCAACTAGCTCTCCTACCAATGGAATAGCTTGAGCAACCATTAAAGACGATAAAGCTATTGATTGTGCCACTATCTCTTCTGTATTGTGGTGAACGGCACCGTCTGCAATGCCCATTACGCTACCGATACCAGGAAGTATCGAAAGAGCAGCAGTTGTCTTTTCCAAATTATCAGCTGTTTCGCTATCGATAACTTGCGCAACGTTTACTGCCCACGCCGCATAGTTAGCCCCAGCGAATACAGGATTGGTCCCAGTAACGGTTTTAAGTTCTGACAATTCAGGATGCTCTAATGCCGTTTGATGAAATTCTTCTAGGTATTGTTTAGCTTTTTCCTCAGATACTGTTTTATTGGGACTTTCGCTCATTTTATTTTTGATAGGGCCATGCTCTTTCAAAGACTCTATCTTTGTCTTAGTTTTATCTCTTATGACATCCCAATCAAGATTTATGCATGACAATGAGCTACCTACTGATCGCCTGACACGATTTCCTGCACAGGCTTGAGCCATATACTCATACATCGCATCTTGGCCACGTTTTCCACGGGTTTCAAAATTAATCTCAAGTTCTACGCTTAACGCTTTCGCCTGTTCCCAGTTATTAATATATTCAACGCTAGAACTCCCCTCAGCGAAGGGAAGGCTGAGCACTACACGCGAAGCACCATCACCGAACCTTTTGATAAACTCTTCCGTTCCGACTTGCTCCATCAGCGGTTCAGTGAGACTTAAACCTAACTCTTTCTTAATAGTTTCGGCATTATCCACTTTTAGTGCGAGAACCTTCGTCAGTCCTGGATACGTCACTTTGACCACGCCTCCAGCTTTTCCAGAGAGCGGGTTTTCATTATCTACAGAGTATCCCGCAGCGTCGTATTTATTGTCGGTACTATAAAACCCTTTCCAATCATCGTCATAATTTCCTTGTGTACCAGATTTTGGCTTTTGTATACCTTTTTGAATGGAATCTACATAACCAGGTTTAGTCCCGTGGTACGAAGAAAAGTTTTCCATCACAAAAGATTTAGAAGAATCAACAACATCATCAGCGCCTGCATGGGCTGAAGGTGGGGCCCCTATCCCCAGTAGCGCCCCTATTAAGATTGACGCAAACAGTTTTCTGCTCACAACGTATCCCCTTACCAGGACTCATAAAATAATTAGGTAAAGCTATCCTAATTATAAGGGTGCTCTGAAATCAATGCCCTTTTTTTGATAGATTGGTTACATGGGGAAAGCTAGCTAAGCTTCACTAGCAAAAACCAATCGGGACCTACTCCTCAATGAGTTTTTAATCGTTCTCAGATCAGGTACATCATCCCAATCATTACAACCTGAGTGTAGCCACTGGATACGCAACGCCGGTTACCCCAGCGTTGACCACCACAGCATGAACCGGGCCCAGATCAGGTGTACCACACGCAAAGATAGCCCCCTTTAGCCTAGGTGTATCATCTCAACCAAAGGGGGCCATCTTTTTACGCCTTCAACAGGCTTTTAATCTCATCTAGATCAATATCATCAGGCCTAGGTGGCTTCGCACCACCGTCAGCCCAGCGTATGAGCTGCTCTAGATGCTTTACCGCGGTTACCAATGCCATACGCAGCCGGTGATTATCTACCTCCACACCACGGCGACGCGCACGCTCATCATCTAAATCAGCCTGCATTTTGTCAATGCGTGCCTCCAGCACGTCCATGCGCGAACCTTTCGCAGCATGTGTATCCGACCTGGCTTTCACCACACCGATCAACACACCACCTAACGCCGTGACAAGCGCACCCACACCACTTAAAAAAGCAGCTACAACACTCATGCAGCTCCCCCTTCCTTAGCAAAAGGAATATCCCCACGCTTACCACGCCACACAGCCCACATCAGCGAAACCGTCATGGCAAGAATAAGCACACCAACCAACCACAAGACTGCTTGATCATACTCTACTGCCGCCGCTAAAAGGCTAAAAGTCCAGGAGAGATTAAGCCCTGTTGCTGCAGCCAGCGCCACAACATCAATATGCCCCCGATCCGTGAACGCCGCAGCGCCGCATAGTGCGCCGATTCCGATGTGAACCCATGCCCACGCTGTGATCGGCATGATCATCTCAGCGGGGCGCTGCCACTGCAAAGGGGCACCAAAAGTGCCCGGCAAATAGTAAAAGCCTACTGCTACTTGCACAGCTGCGAGAAGCAGTAGCGCGGTGGAGTCGGTCATCAAAAAGGCCCGCACACGGCGGGCAGTCGGCTGGACACGAGAAGGCAAATGCTCAATAGGCATCAGTTCTACTCCTTACGGTGTCTTGCAGGAGACGACACCGCACTAGCAGTCCCCTGAGTACCGACACTAATCGAGGCAATCGATGTCAAAACACTAATCACTGTGGCCGTAGCAGCAATGCCAAAAGCACCTGACCAGTCCAGCTCCCATATCGGCACCCCGACAGCCAGCACAGCAAGCAGTGCCTGCGCAAATGTCTTGATCGCACGCTCAGCTAAATCTTTCCAAAACTCAACTGTCATTATTTGCCTGCCTTTGTATCGTAAAAGCCATCCATTCCCAGTTTTTCACCAATCGCACCCAACGCATCAACGATGGTACGACCTCCCAGCTGACCCCAGCCGGGGTACTGTCCTAGGTCTTCGCTTCCTGTCAGCTGTGCTTTGATGTCACGCGAGTATGCCTCATTCATGTTCTTCTTCTCCTTTGAAACCATTGTGTTTTGTGTATGTCCACCTGCGGGGTTGTCGTACCACCACTGTGCTCGGCTCATATATGAATCGTGGTACTTGTGTCCTGGTCGTAGGTGGTACGGGCAGGAAGTAGCGCCACCGGATTCGGTGCAGTGGAATCGGATATTCTTTCCGGATTCTGGTCGTCCTAATCCGTAGTAGCGGCACAGTGCGGCTACAAGGTGCGCTCCTTCTTCGAGGGTTTTCTCCCCTATTGGCCAGTCTTGTGATGCACCGGCAGAGTTGGAGTGCTCAATTGCGATGGAGCGTTGGTTAGACAATAGGTTTGCGTTTGCCCATGCGGTGTCCCAGTCGTTGACTGCTTGGCCGATTTCACCGGTAGGGCCGATGCAGTAGTGTGCGGATGCGGGTCGTTGTGACCAGACTCGGACGCATTCGTCGACACCACCTACCATGGCCATGTGGTGGAGGGTGATGAATTTGATTGATTCGCCGCCTCTGCCTGGGCTGAAGTTTTTGGTGAGGAGGTTGTATTTGTCTGGTTCTAGGGTTTCCCAGTTTTTCACGGGGACGTTCCTTTCTATGCATAGCCCCCACCTCGGTTGGTGAGGGTATAAAAAATGCACCCTATGTGGGTGCTTTTGCCTTAGCTATCTCTGCGGAAGCGTATCCACGCTAAGCCATCCGCGCCACGCTGCCCAGGGCTATATGAGTTAAAATAGCCTCCTGTGCCTCCACCACCACCATCACCAGGATAAGCACCGGGGCTGTCGGGAGGTGCATTATGGCCCTGAGGTAGGCTGAAGCCTGGCACATTGACTTCGCTCCTCGCCGACCCCTCAGGATTGCTGCTAGAGTTTGTGGAACCTCCACGACCTCCATCCGCGCTAAAATTCACAGACCCTATAGAAATACGTGTATCCCCTCCATTGCTAGCGGGGTATAGTGTGTGAGTGCTGCCGAAACCACCCGCACCAACGGTGATCGTTATTCGCCCCTGTGGCACCCGCACAGTGCCGGTCTTGATCCGCCCTGCAAACCCGCCTTGCCCAGAACCTCCCCAGCTGCCATTACCAGCCATACCACCACCGCCCCCACCGATCAGAACATAGTCTATCGTGTTCGCCCAGTGCGGGACAGTCAGATGATAGGTATTAGCCTTAGTAAATCTATGAGCAACCGGATTGTAGTGTGTTTTCCATACAAGATCCGACCCTAGGTACGCTTCTGAGAAGCTCGTATCATTAAAAGATAGGCTTTTAATATCCGCGCCAAAATAGATCATGCTACTCCTTAATGAGATAAAGGGTTCCCTGCTGCGGTTGGTAAGGCTTTCGGTCTACCACCTCGATTTTATTAATTCCAATGGTCTTGGTGATATAATCACCGATCCCGCTTTTGTCAGCCTTTTTATCAATCTCAACCCCACATTCGTTTATCCTCTCAGTATGTTTACTGAGAACTTTTTGAAGCGCAGTTATATCCGTTATTTTGTGGGTGTGTGAGGAGCTTGCCTTGCCCGCCAGTGCCTGCGATAAGCCAGACACGCCAGAAATCGTGAGGGACTCCACTTTCTGCCGCAGCGCCACCAGATCAGTCGTCGCCGCTTTCTCAGACAGTTGCTTGATCAGCGCGGCCGCAGCACTCTTCTGAGACGCAAGCTCGTCCGCAACCTCTTTCAGCGTGTCATAGGCCTGAGGCGCACCATCGAGGAGTTTTTTCACCGCAGTATCCGCAGCGCTTTGCGCCGCCGACTCCGCGGTTTTCGACGCTGCCTGCGCCTTGAGTGAGTGCTGCCCAGCAGTAGCCGCATCGCGCTTCGCAGACTCCGCGGCACCACGCACCTGCGCCATGATCGCATCAGTGGCCTGCGTGATCTTCTCCTGTACCACTGCGAAAGACTTCTCCGCGTTTTCTTTCAGCCACTCATACTGGGGCTGCCATTTCTCCAGCTGCTGCGACCGTACCTCCCAATCATCAAGCCGCGCCTTCAACTGCTGCCACGCCGACGCCGCCGTCTGAGCATCCTTAATAGCCGTAGCCGCAGATTCCTCAGCAGCAGCAGCAGACTTTTCTGCCTTCTCACGATCAGCAGACACAGACTTCACTGCCTCACCCGTGGATTTCACGCCACGAGCCACCTCAGCCGCCAGCTCAGCAAGGCGGTCGTGCACATCAGGGGTGAACGTCTCAGCAGCCTCCATCGCCTCCGCGATCGTCGTCATCCCCTCAGCAACCAAAAGCGGAATCGACTCACGAGCCATAAAATCCGCACCGACGAGTACTAGCACGGCAGCACCCGGCGCGATATCCGCCGTGAACTCACCATGCTCATCGACAGTGATGCGCACCGGCTCATCCACGATGACTGCTTTGCCGGCTGTGCGCGTGCGTGGTGCACGCAGTAGAACCTCGCGCACTGCGCTCGGATACTCAGTGATGGTTTTTAGCTTTCCTGTTAATTTTGGCATTATTGCAGACCTCTCTTTCCTCTCTCTTCTTTCAAAACCGACGCAAAATCGACAATCGGGTGTACGGTGACCGACACCTGTTGGAAAGCCTCAAAGCTTCCTACGCTGGGGGTTACCGTCTCGCCGGCGCGAATATCCGCCGTGAAAGAGAATGAATACCCGCTCAAGGCCGAGACGCGTGCTACTCCTAGTACTGATGCTCCTACGGTGTAGCTGGATGGATTGAGGTAGAGCTGGATTCTATTCCGCGAGGGGTATGAGACCTGCACTGGGCCAGCCCATACCGGATCCCACGAATCCGCAGTCACCGTACCCGGCCTGCTCAGCTCGACGTATCTTTTCATCGCTTCTTGCTGGGCTTCTAATTCTTTCAAGCCTACGTCTTGAAGCCGGTTCCATTCGGCGTTCTTGCGGATCAGCTCAGATTGGACCTGATCCAGCTCATCTTTTTGCCGTCTCCACTTCTCCAGCGCGTCCTCGGCTTTCGAATCGGCTGTCTCCGCCTTTGCGTCAGCGTCCTTTGCTGCAACCGAAGCTGCAGACGCCACAGATGAGATTGCTCCGATCTCGTTCATTCGCTCTCTGCGCTCTGATTCAATGTCAGCAAGGATTTTTCGATTCTCAGAAATGATTTTGCGGCGATCATTGATCAGCTGCCCGCCAACATGCGCACGCCACCCTGTTGTTTCGCGAGTAATTGATGTGACCGGCAGCACCAGCTCTTTCCCCCAGATACGAACACCGACAAGATCCCCACACGAAAAATCAATCAGTGGCCGCCAATCACCAAACCCCGGCGCGATGATGTCTTGCTCGAATAGGACTTGCCCTGTGATTCTTCGTGCTGCTGTGTCGAGAGCTAACTCGTAGGTTGATTGTCCTGTTTCGATGTTGATGTCTGCGTCTTCTCTGGTGAATCCGAAGTCGAATCGGCCTTGAGGCATATCTTCTGGGATGTGGACGTAACCGTCTGTGACGCGCTTGTCTCGTTCTTGTACGTCTCCTTTTTTGAGTGTGACGTTGAGTTTTCCGTAGACCATGCAGGCTTGTCTTCTGGGGATTGTCATGGACATTTCTTGTGCGTGAGCGACGAGTTTTATTACTGGGTCCATCATTCCTCCTGAGTGATCTCGATGACGACGATGGGTTCTTTCAGGTCAAGTCCCGGCACTGGAGGGTCGTTGGGCCACCATGTTTTGCATTTCACGGTGACGCCTGCAGCTAAAGCCAGGTCGCTGATTTCGTCCCAGATGAATCTGTCCGTTGGGCGGATCACTAGCTGTGGTGATGTTGGATTCGATGTAACTGGTTTGACTGCAATCGGCAGGCTTCGGCCTTGCGGTTTCAGCATCGTGTTGATTGCTTGCAGTGACTGGCTAATGAGTTTTCCGATTGTGGTGTCGGCAGCCCCTGACAAGGTGAATCCGTCGGCAACTTCTGCGACTTTGATGTCTGCCATCGTCCTAGTCTTTGACCATTTTCCAGCCCAGTCCTGATTGAGATCGACCCATTTTCCGGTCCATGAATATGGTGCTGATGGGCATGGGAGTGCGCCGAGTGTCCATTGGATTTCGCAGACCCCGTTGAATTCGAGCAGTGTTGGTGATTCTTGGTCTCCTAATGCGACTGTGAATACGCCTTTGTAGACGTTTCTGATCCCCTGTGCTACTTCGATCGCTAGAAATACTGCGTCTTGTGCTGCTGCGATGAGTTGGCCTTGCTCGTCGACTTTCGCCAGATTTTCAGCGATCAGGTAATCCACCATTGGGTGAATGTGCCCATCGACTCGCGTCTTGAATACTGCTTTGCATGATGATGGGGTCATTCTGGTGATAGGGGCATCGACGCTGACAGGTGCTGGCATGTCCACGATGGGTTCCATGTTGTTATCCATGAGTCCGATCCACATTCCGTAATCACGGATGACAGCAGATCGGTGCTTTGCGAATTGCTCCCACTGCGATACGTCCATTTACAGCCCCCATGGGTCTAGGTACCCAATACGCCACATGATGTGGCCGTTTTGGGTGATCTCGTATGTCTTCGTTTCTTTCCTCGGCACGCCTTCCGGCCATACTGTTCCAAGCTTTTTGAGCAGCTCGCGGTCTGGTTTCCCATTTAGATCAGTGATCGACACTTGATGTCGTGTCGTCCGCAAGACTCGTGGCGTGGGTGTTTCAGGAAGATTAATCTTTGCTCCGCTTGGCAATGTGATCGTCGTGGTTTTTTGCCATCGGTATTCTGGCCAGAGATCACAGTCACCATAATTTACGATGTCAATCTTTCCGCTGGCTTCTTCTCGATCTGCCCAAAAGATTCCTTCGTCAGCAGCGAGTGTGATCGTGATTTCCTCTGCAATCCCCTTCGCTGTGTCCTGCGATGGTGCGGAAATTATCGAATCCAGCCGCACCTTCACCCCCACAGGTATCCCAGTTCCATCGATCCTGCACGTCGAGTAATCGAATGCCGAGAAGATCTGCCTGGTCTTGCGCATTGCTTTCTCCATTGGCATTTCTTTCGTTGGATACACAACCATGGTCACACCGAACGTAAACGGCTTAATCGTGACCCCATCAAAGACTTGGCCCGGCACTTCTGGGATTACGGTTGTTCGTGCTTCTATTGCCCCCTTTAAATCTGTGATTCCCCCTTTCAGGAGGAATGCAGGTGATCCATTTTCACCAAAGAGCTTTTGACCTGATGGTGAGTAAAACATCACCTGCATTATGACCTCCTAAAGCTGCGAGTGCGCTGCTTCCAATGCACTCGGTGCGCGGGCAGCCTCGACCATCTCGACACGACCCTCTAGACCTTTCACTGCGTTAAGCGTTTCTTCCAGCACCTTCGCAATGTCCTGGTCTGTATGGAGCCTGCCGGTCTTTTCGAGTTTGACCACGACAGTTTGGTTGATTCCTTGATTGACAAGATTTGCCGCTGATCGATCTATGAGATCTTTCAGACGACCGACTATTTCATCGAGCTGCGATTTCCCACGCTGCGCGGTTTCCGCGAGATCACGAGCTCTGCGCGCAGAATCCTGCGCGAGCGCGTCATAAGCTTGGCGCACTCCCTCGTTATCCGCTTCTCCTGCTGCAGCATGGTAGCCAGCGGCATCTCTTTCTGCTTCCAACGCTGCCTTTTGAGCTGCAAGACGCTGCTCAATTTGAGCTCGCTGTGTTGCCAGAAGCTGCTTCTGTATCGATGAATCATGCTCCATCGATTGCAGTTTCTTCTCGTAGTCCCACGTCGCAAACTGGTTCTTGATCTTCATCGCCTCAAACGGTGTCGAAGCAATCATAGCGCCATTGCCACCGAAGAACGATGCGATACCACCCATGGCTCCAGCAGAATGAATCTCTTTTTGAATCTCCGGTGGAAGCTTCTTTAGTTCTTCCTCCGCGTACTTTTTGTACGTGGATTCCTGCATACGGCCCTGCTTGATCTCAGCGATACCATTCATCACCTGACCTGCACCGCCAAAAAGCAAGCCGCCAATGCCACCAAGGAGTGCTCCAACAGGGCCACCAAGAGCAAAGCCAGCAGCAGCGCCTCCCGCTGCGCCTCCCAAGCCTTTCAAAATTCCACCAAAAATCGAACCAGCCCCCTTGCCTTGCAGTGCCTTTCCTTGGTTCATCCGCTCAAGCGCAGTAGCGCCCTGGGCCGTGACACCATAAAAAGATGCCGCCTGCGCCGATAGCTTCTGCGCTGAAAGTTCAAGCAACCGTACTGCGGTGTGCTGCTTCAGTGTTGCCTCGGCAGCAGCTAGACCAGCAAGTTCGACTTTGCCTTGTGCATCAAGCTGATCAATTGCTGATTGGATCCGAGCCTCATGAACCTTCCACTCAGCAGCTTTAATCTTGCGTTTTTGCTCCTCGGTGTACCAGGTAACTTCCTCAATCGCGAAGATTCCTGTTTTCCTGTACCGATCCATGGCACGAGCCATCGCATCAATACCAGAAGCACCCAGCATGATCCCTTCTCGACGCCGCTTATCCAACTCAGCCTGCGCTTGCGCAATACCCAACGCACCGTTTAAAGCTGCACGGTGAGTATCCCACTGAGCAATCCGAAGATCGTTGATCGCCTTAATCTGCTGAATCGTCAAATTCGCATTTTCAATGCGCATCTCCGACAGCTTCTGACGGCCCTTCTCAACTTCTTCCGCCATCTGCGACACCAGCGACCAGCCACGTGATTGCCCCTCGTACACAGCAGTGAATGCTCCCGCAATAGCCTTGCCGATCTCAGCGATAGCACTCACAACAGACAACGCAAGCTTGATTTGCCCGACAGCAACATCACCCAGCGCCTTTTCCAGCGCAGATGAAGAATCTACAGCCTTCGACTCCGCATCAGAAACTTTCTTCCTAGCCTCTGCTAGCTTCTTTGAATCTTCTGCTTGGCCCTTGGCATTCGGTCCCTTCTTCGCGATTTCACGCTCAAGATCTGCAAGCTCTTTCCTTGCTGTCGCTAGGGCTTCATTCGCAGCCTTCGAATCCTCTGCAGCCTTAGCCACAGAATTTTCCACGCTTACGTATTCCTTCCATGCACCCGTGATGTGGGTGAGCCCCTTCAACCCTTCAATGCCCATCGCATTGACGGTCTCCAGAACAGGAACAACCTTATCTGCCATGCTATGAAGGCCGCTTAGCTGATCATTCAGCTTCTCCATATCCACTTGTGCATTCAAGCTTCCCGGCGCGGTTGGGGTTTCCCTGATTTTCGTTCCGAGAAGTTTGTCTGCGATGATGCCGAATCGGTCTGCGACCTGTGGCACAACAGTGGTGAATTTGTCGAAGCTGGCTGTCAGTGCTGGTGGGAGGATGCGCTCTGGTGCTCCGTGGTTGATTGCGATTTCTCCGTGTCCGAGAATGCCACCTCTATCGTAGATTTTTGCTTTCTTTTCGATTCCTCTCGGTCCCTTTTCTTTGAGCAGATTCGGGATCTTTGAGATTCCTCGGTAGACGGTTGCTAGTGAATCTTCGATCGAGTTGACAGCATTGTCGACGCCTTTGACAAGGGCGTCTTTCCCAGAGTCATATACGCCTCGTGGGATTGATTGCCATGCCGGTGGTGAGCTTGGCAGTTTTGCTGCGATGGGGTCCATGACAGTGCTGATGACACCACCGAAGGCTTTCGCGATCATGCTTCGCTGTGCCTGTGGTGAGACTCCGCCGCTTCCTGCAGTTTCGAATGCTCCGTCTGCTCCGATCGCTAGGTGGAACCTTCCTGGACGCACACCATTGAATTGCGCATGGTCTGCGCCAATAGCTGGTCCACCGTATGCGACGTTTCCATGGCTTCCTCCCGATTCGACGTTGACGGTTGAATATGGCCCGACGCCTGTGAGGGTGCCTGCAGTGTGGCCACCGCCTGGGCCTCCTGGGTTGTCATGGACACCAACGCTAAAGCCCTTTCCCAGACCCGGCGCCCATGGTTGACCACCTGGGAAGGAACCCGTGGCCCATGCTCGTCTTCCGCGTCCTCCGTGGAGGATCGCGTCAGCAATGGCAGACATGTAACCAGAGCAGTCCTCGTAGCCCCATGTATACGGGTTGCCGTTTCTCGATTGTGCGGCTTTGTGGCCGTTTTCGAATTGGAGTTCCCACATTGGGCGGATTGCTCCGCCATCTTTGAACTTTGGCAGCATTGAGAACAGTCCGTTGTCATCAACGTTTCCGATTCCTCGGCGTTTTACCTCGGAGCCGTAGTCGTTGACAGACTTGCGGTGGTCAGCGATGAATCTTCCGCCGTCCCACGTGAATGGGGTTCTGCTTGCGATCAAATCACGCATGAAGTAGATCGCATTGTGTCCACCGGCGCGTTGGACTTCCTTCGCTGTGAGCATGTGCTCACCATTCGAGCCCCACATCAGAACATCGTCTGATGTTCCGGTTCCTGGTCCTGCAATTCGGCCACCTGTTGCGTGCTCTGGGATTCCTGCGAGTGGGTTGCCTTGTTTCAGCCCTGGCAACAGCCCCGCGATAACATTCCAAGCCTTGAGAATGCCACCGTTATAGACAGTGTTAATCATGAAGTTCACTGGTTTTGCCAGTGCTGATCGAAGCGTCGCCCAGGTCGATTTGATCCCATTGACAACCGAGGAAAAGAAATCTCTGAGACCGCTAAGTCCAGCTTTGAACCCTTCGATAACGTTGCCAGAGATCCACATCCATCCGCTGTACAGGTCACCTTTGAGCCATTCCCAACCAGCACCGATAGCCCCGGTTGTTGCCTCCCAGACGCTTTTAAGCGTCTCCACACGGACTGTCCACGCATCAAACACTGCAGTTTTGAGCATCTCCCAGCCTGTACGCAATGCTGAGGAAAATAGATCCCACCCAGCTTGTAGCGCAGAGGTGAAGCTCTGCCACGCTTGCTTTCCGGTCTCCGTTTGAGTGAAGAACCACACAAGTCCAGCTCCCACCGCAGCAATTGCTGCAGTGACCCACGCAATTGGACCAAGCCCGATTACCCATGCTGCTGCTACCTGCGCTGCTCCTGCGAGAGCTTGGATTCCAGTCGTGACCCAGCCAATGCCCACCGCAGCGATCGACGCCACAATAGATACACCAGACTGTGCTTGAGTCAGTAGCCATGCACCAGCAATCTGACCAGCTCCGAGTGTTGCTTGCGCGCCTGCTTTGATCCATCCCGCACCTGTTGTCCACAGCGCAGCGATATTTGCAGCACTTGCTTGCGCTGCCTCAATCTTCGTCAGTACCCACGCTTGCGCTTGCTTTGCTGCTGATACTGTTGCTGCAACACCTGCAGCAGTCCACTTCGCAGCCAACCCGACGAGGAAAGGAACAACAATCGGAGATACTGCAACTGCAAGAGCAATCAGTTTGTTCCTGTTATCATCAAGCCACTGCGCTGTTACTGCTAGTACATCTGGGATCTTTTTAAAACCTGGGACAAGGGTGTTCTCGACAAACTCGATAGCTGAGGTAAACCCATCTTTCAGATTGAGGATGGCAGGAGTCAGCATATTAAACACTGCTGTTGCCACAGGCTCGATAGCCAGCATCGCTTGCATCTTGAACTGATGCCAATGCTCCTTAAAAGACGCAGTTTCAGCAGCTAATCCAGAAATTGTGTCATTTGTCGCGCCTGTCGCACTCATGAAATCTTCAACAGAAAGGGTTCCAGTTTGCACAGCATCAACAAACTGCGCTGCACCCTTTGCCCCAAAGATTCCTTCGGCAAGATTGATAGCACCTTGAGAATTACCAGCTTTGACCAGCTGTTCAATCGAGGTGATCGTCTCATTCAACGCCTTTGGTACATCCTTGCCCTCGGCCGCGAACGTTGTCAGTGCTTTCGACATCTTCGACAGCACACCATCAGCGTTAACGCCTGCTTTATCGAGCTGGCCGACAAGCGCTGCTGAATCAGCCATACTGAAGCCAAACTGCCGAAGCTGTGGACCGGCTTTCACCGCAGAATTCGACAACTCCGTGATGGTCAAACCTGTCGCCTGCGAGACTTGGAACAGCGAATCAAGCGCTGCTGGCATCGCATCTGCTTCAATGCCGAACCCGTTAAGCGCTTGGGATACAGCGTTAATGTCCGCATCAACACCCATGTGCTGCAACTGCAGCATCTGCGCCGTCATCTTTTCCAGCGGTGCGCCAGTCAATCCCAGACGAGTGTTAATGTCTGCAAGCGCAGTTCCCACAGCCTCCATATCATCGCCAATTCCGATGTTATTGGCTGCGACATTGCGCATCGACTGCTGCAAACCAGCGAATGCCTCACCCGATGCGCCCGTGCCGATACGGATCGTGTCATAAGCGCTGTCAAATGCTGAACCAACATCCAACAGCGTTTCCTTGATCGCCGCGAAACCAGCGAACCCCGCAACAGCACCTGCAGCAAGCGCAGGCAACGCCCCAAGCTTGTCGCCAAGCCCACCTGTCATCTTTGAGAACAGCCCAGCTTTTTCAGCGTTAACTTCCATCGCATCGCCGGCTTGCTGCGTTGCCTTAGCAACATCATCTTGTGCTGCGGCCAAAGCCTTCGCGGACTTCGTTACGGCCTTATCCGCGGCTTCTTGATCCCGGCGCGCTTTCTCCACTTTTGCTTCTGCTGCTGCGACCTCGGAGGCTTTCGCGCCTTGTTTTTCTTTGACTTCAAGGAGTTTGAGCTCTGCGATTTGGGTCTTTGCTGCTGCGTCTGCTGCGCGGTTTTGGGCGCGTTCGAAGACAGTTCCGGCTTTTTCTGCGGCTCGTTCTGCGCGTTGGAGGTTGCGCTCCATCGATTCTGCGAATGTTGTTGCTGCTTGTTGTCCAGCTTTTTCCGCATTTTTGTCGATGGATTTAAAGAAGCCGTCGAATGAGGCAAGAATCGGCACATATGTTGCGTCGCTGTCCATTGTTCTTCCTCCTTATTGCGGTGGTGGGGCAAGCCCCAGGAGGAAGTTCACGGCGTCGACTTGATCCTCTTCGTCCACCTTTCCGTAATGCTTGATGTCTTGGTCTGGTGACCACGGATAGAGTTTCAGCTTTGGGGCTTTAACGTGGGTGGGGTTTTTAGCCTGGCTGCGTTCTAACAGAAAATTGGTGATCCTGATGAGGTTGCTGATCTCCCACATCATGGAGAGTTCTTGGTTCCACAGGTTCCCGTCGAATGTCTCGCGCTGCTGGCTCCTGTGGAGTGCTGAATTTTCTGGCAGGTGGCTAATGAGTACGAGCAGCTTTCTGGTTGTGATTTCTTCGCGCCAGAAAGCTGCTACGTAGTCGTGCCCGTATTCTGCGATTAGCGCTGCTTCGCACGCCTCTGGGCTCGATTTAAGGACTTCTGGGATTGGGTTTTTCCCACGTATTCGGCGTGCTCCTGGAATGCCATCTGTGCGATGATGAATGGGTCAACACCGATTTCATCGGCTGCCTCTGCGAATTCTTCTGCTTGGTCTTCGAGCGCTAGTCCGAGGAATTCTTCGCGGGCTGTTGCTGATGTCATCAGCCCGTCTCGGATGTCTTCGAGGAATGCTTGGTGTCGATCATTCCAATCAGATGATGCGAGTTCAGGGGCTACGAAGTAGAACGTCTTGTCGCCGAGTTTGACGTCAAACTTGTTTCCTTCTCCGAGGACTTCAGCACGCTTTGCGAGCATGGCGTTGAGATCGATGGTCATGGCAGACCTCCTATGTAGATGTGATGAAAAGTTGGGTTAGCAGACCTATGGGTATGGCCCTACGCCGGTCTGCCAAGAAAACGTAGGGCCATGGTTGTTAGTTGATCGAGATGTCCTGAGTGTCACTACCTGTGAGGTTTGTGCCGTCAGCAGTGATTTCTCCTTCAACACCTGTGATGGTGTATGGGCCGCCTGCACGGCCTGTAACTTTGGCAGATTCCCCGCCATCAACTTTGTTAAGCACCAACTTCATGGCAGTGCCTGTTGCATCGTGGTTAATCGCTGCGGAAGCTTTGCCGTTGATAGAAACGGTAAACGTGCCACCGGTCGCACCTTTTGGCAGGGTGACGGTCTTGCTCTGTTTTCTGGCTTTGGATTCATCGAGTGTGTTCGACCAATCACCGAGCGATGCGTCTTTGTTCTCGTCGGCGAGAGTCGTCCCAGCGTGTCCTGGCTTCCAGCCTTCCTTGAACATGCGACGCACTGCATATCCAGCGACTGGGTCGTAGCTGGCGCGGAATGTCATTTCATAGCCAACAAGATCGTCCTTGCTGTAGACGATGTCGCCGCGCTCAACAACCGAGACGTTCGGCATGCAGTGTCGCCGAGCTTTCTTGCCATCGACAATATCCACGACGAGGCCGAACTTGAAGTCTGGTGGAAGTTCCTTGCCCTGTTCAAAGGTCGTGACGCCTGTTTCTTGGTCAAAACGCATGTCAGATTCAGGCACACCGTAATACATTGCATTGGCAAGGCCGCTGATCGACCATACGACCGTCTTGAACTGGAAATCCTGTTTGGTTACCTGTCCACGAATTGGGTTGGTTGACTGGAATGGTGTCCAGTCGTTTCGTTCCTCGTTCTGAGACTCTGTGATTCCCCCATCAGACAGCCAACCAAAATCCACAAATGGTGGGTTCAAAGGTGCGATTGTTTCTGGCATCTGCGTTCCCTTCGGGGCGTAGCTCATCGCTCCTGTCACTCCAAGCAATGCAAGCTCGTCAGCGTAGTTGGCAGCAGATGTATCAATATCAAAATCAGTCATGTTCTTACTCTCCTTACGGAAAAATTGGTTAAGCCGGCACAGCGACCGTGATGGTCAGTCCGCACCGGCGAATTGTGGAATTGAAATCAGGGCGCGGTTCAGGTCTCCCTGTGTCGAGGACTTTGAGCATGCCCTCGCGGAATCGATGCATATGTGTTCGTATCGTCTGCGCTAGTTCCATTGCTGCACCTGTGTGCCACATATCTAGCGAGACGAATAGATCAATATCGAGGTCAACGTAATCGATCCCCCTAGAGTTGATCGCCTGCCTCCTAGCTGCAGGCCCCACATGCTGAACCCAGAGCACTGGCAAATGCTTTTCTTCGAAATCATGCGGCATCTCTGAATACACTGGGAACCCCAGCTTCGATAGTTTGCTGATAATCACGGCTTTTTCATCCACCACGTGCTGCCCTCCGGAGCGCTCCGATTCGTTTCGTCTTCTGAGTTCCGAATTCCTCATCACGATTGTCCGAAACGACATAGGCATACGCACGGCCTCCTGGACGCACGCCTGACACCACGCGGTAATGAGCTGTCCCACCTTCTGCATCAGAAATCCGCTGAGCAGCTACGCGAATCTTCTCTGCACGGTTCTTCAACGCCTGCGCAATCTTCGGGTTGCGATTCAACTGCTGGAATTGCTTGTCGTATTTACCCACGATGCACCTCCAAATCTGCTTCCACATGATGCACAGTCGCCGGTTTTAATGGATGCGGCCACCGTGCCGGATCGCCCACAACATCCAAGACAAGCAACCCAATTCGCACACGGTCTTTCGCTTTCAACTGTGGGATGTCTGTCCCTGGTGGAGAAAACAACCTGAATCGCGATGCCACATAGCTGCGATTCGCTGTGGCATCTGATTCTGTTGAAGAAACCGGTTGAATCGACACGGGAACCTCCACAGGGAGAACCACTGGATTATCCCAATCCTCCATAACATCGGACGAGTACACAGACCGCTTTTCCCCGGCGCGAATAATCTCGATTCGCTGGTTGAAGATGATGCTCATGGCAGTGGTCCTAGTCGTAGTTCGTCGACGATTCTCCATTCAGATGATTGTGGTGTGGCTAAGTTCGTTGCTCCGACTGAGATTCCTCCGACGTTGAGCTGCGTGAGGTTTGACTCGTTGGCTCGGCGTGCCATGTCGTTGATGACTCCGAGGATCTCTGTCGGTTTCTCATATCCGTGTTTCATGGTGACGGTGACCATCGCTATTCCTCTTGGGAATCTCCCGTGGCGTTTGACGAGTAGCCCGTCTGGGCTGCTTCGGAAATCGCTCAGTGGGTATGTGGTTCCGTCGATGGTGATGTTGATGATCTCGACGAGGTGTTTCGTGGGAAGGACAAGGAGACTATCGCCTGGAGAGTCCAGTGTGATGGTCTCCTCGATGATGGGGAAAATGTGCCATCCGCAAAGCCTGCGGACCGCGTTTGCTGCGCGGTCAAAGGCTTCTTGGTCGATTCCTGGCGTTGGGGTTATCGCATTCATTGTTCCCCTTTCCCGTGTGTATTACCTGTCGGCTTCTGGCTTCTGTGCTCGATTCCGTGTTGGCGTTTTCCTCTTGGTCTCTGCTGCTTCGAACGACGAGGCAGCAGGCCAAGTGTCTTCAAGTAGCACGGCATCAGGCCAATGAGCGTTCTTGTAATCTTCACTCATTTCAAGCGTTAGCTTCTGCCCGTATGGTGTTACGACTTCGTATTCACGTCGCATTAGAGTTCCTCTGTATTTTCTTCGAGAGTGACCTTCACGAATGCTGCTGGAAGTGGCACTATCAGGCCGAGACGTTCCTCTGCGCGCAGCGTAACGAGGTTGTTCTCGAAGTCATCGGCGTTCGTGTTCGCGGAATCGACGCGGACACCACCCTTGCGCAAAACGGTTGCTCCTTGTCGGAATGCTCCGACAATTGCGGTTCCTGCTGGAACAGCATTGGACACAACTGTCTTGATTCCCCATAGAGGTGGATCAATGAGGATGTTGCCGTTGCCATACTGTCCTTGGAAAGGACCACCTGCGATGTACTGGCCATTGCCGTCCTTGGTCAACCGCAGCGCCTCATAGTTGACTGGGTTGATCATGATGCCGTCTGCTTCCAAGTTGGTTGCCTGCGACACCTTGTTCTTGGCTTTGAACAGATCGTTAAACCAATCTGCTTGCTTTGCAGATTTATGCGTCTGGATACCTTCTCGGTTCAGCAGCCCTTTGATGTTCGATCCACGACCATCACCGTTGATCAGCTGCTTTTCTTCCACAACGGACAGGTCGTAGACCAAGTTGTTGTTGATCCAGCTTGCGACAAAGTCGTAATCCTCAATCATCTCGTCGGTGAACTTTGCCAGTGCTGCGACCTTCGACAGTGACTCGGTGACAACATCGAAGTCGGCATACTTCACATATGGCTTCTTTGTTCCTTCTGCGACTGTTGCCGGAGCACCGGATGCAATACGGTTAGCCTTTTCCACGATGTACTTCACCGTCGATGCAGTCACGGTCGCTGCGCCCATCAGGTCAGCAGCAACAAGCCGCTCACGCCGCTGGTTGATGATGCCACGCTGGTAGAAGGTCCCCCATCCCTCGACAAGATCCTTCGGGGAGCTGTGAGCATCTTCCTTCACCTGATATTCAGGAACTGAATATTCAATATGCGCGCCTGCTGCTTGGTTCTTGAGCCGGTCGCCTGCAGCCTTAACAAAGTGCTCTCCAAGGGAACGAGAAGCTGCAGAATCGTTCTCAGTGCCACGTTCAGTGATCGTCAGACCCTTGAGCTTCTGTGTGACATCAGAAACCCCTCGACGTGCAGCAATAGCTTCGTCAGTAGATTCGATCTCGCTGATGATGCTCTTGACGTTCTCCACCGCCTGCGCTGCGTCTGCTGGGTCCATATCGTCGGTGATCGCACTGCGTGCTCGCTTTGCGCTGTCCATCAGATTCTCGCGGTGTGCGAGTAGGTCCTTGAGGTTCATCGGTTCTCCTTTTCCAATATGCTGAGATGCGCATCGAGCGCAGATAGAGCAAAAGCCCCCTGTTTAGGAGGCTTGTTGCTGATTGATTTTGTTAGTTGACGTGAATCGAGGATATTCGCGAGTTTTTCCGCTACCACTGCCTTCACATCAATGATGCTCGTCTCCTGATTCGCTCCGATTGGAACGACAGAAACCTCGTAGAGCTTGACCTTTTTCAGCTCGTAAACTTCCTGCTGTTCTCGTTCTCCCCACGAGCCTTCAACAACATCGAAGGCAAAACTCATTTGTGAGAGTCGTTTTGCTTTCAACAGGTTGTAGACCTGCTTCGCTTTGGGGTTGTCGAGGTCAAGCTGCGCAGTGATTTTAAGCCCGTGTGCATCTTCAACAGCCGATGTCACTCCACCGATGTTCGAGAACGGATCTTTGAAATCATGCCCATACAACAGCGGGATTGTATTCCCTGACTTCTGCCATTCACCCAGTGTCTCTTCGAAAGCACCTGGAATGACAACGTCACCGTAGGAGTCAACGTTTCCGAATACGCTGGCGTATGCGGTGATTGTTCCCTCTGTTTGTGTCTCGTCTATCGAAACGTCATAGCTTTTCGTTTTCACTTCGTGCCCTCCTTTCGTAGGTAGCTCAGGTGGATTGTCGTACCACTGCCGAATGCGATCTTCGACAGATTGAGGGCGCCCATCTCTGGCAGCACGTGCGAGGCATTCCTCCATCCCTGGATCACAAAGATGAAACGTGGCCCCGCGTGCACTCAGAGCTGCGATCAGTGCTGGCGATGGTTGCGCGTTGATCAACCAAAACTCCGGTGGATCAAGTTCAACGTCAAGAAGCCACCCCATCAGCCCACGCCGCATCGCCAACACGGCATCGGCAACTGGATTCGGTGATGCATTTTTAACGTCTTGCCCTGCAACAGTTCCCGCAATGTTGTCGAAATCGAAGCGCCCAATCCCAGCTGGAGCATTAGCCTCAACAAAGCTTGATTTCCCAGAACAAGGAGGACCTATAACGACGTGGATAGTCATGCTTCTTCCTCCAATCCCACATCGTTATTGCTTTCGCTGTTCTCTGTAGTGACATTCAAAGGAGTAATCAGATCTTCTCCACCATCAATTGCCGGAAGGTTGTTCATTGCACGAGCTTCGTTCCTTGTCATCCATGGACCACCGACCGCAGTTGATGTCACCGCCGCTTTTTCCTCAAAGCTGGCTCGTAGCTTTTCATCGAGATTGAACTCGACGTACACCGCATCATCATCGTCAATCATGGGTCGCAAAAATTCATTGATCACACCCTCAACTTGTTTGATGATGGGCCCTAGAGAGTCGCCATACAGTGATCGTCGGAATTCGCGCACATTCGAGTAATTCGCGTTATCAAGAAGCCCGACCATGACAGGATTGACGTGGTAGATGCTCGCGACTGTCTGCAATGACAGCTTGGTCATCTCAACAACCTGTTCGTCTTGTGCTTTCAGATGCGCTGGCACGAACTGCATTCCGTCTTCCAAGATCGGTGTTCCGCCAGCACCTGAACCACGCCCAGAGTATTGCGATTGCCATGCAGCCTTAAACCGCTTCCGCGATGTTGAATCCCACTTCGCGTCCTTTGGCCGTGTGATCACGCCACCCAGACGCGGCCCGTTGCGCCAGAGCTGCCCACGATATGCCGCTGACTCCAGTTGCTCCTTCAGCGTCTCGCGAAGCGCAACGACTGGAGTAAGCCCGCGAGACGTTGACGTTGGGTTGTACCCATGCACGTGGATAATGCGCTCTGCTGGGATCCTGATCTGCTGCCCAGTCTTCGCATCAATGATCCCCATCCATTCCAGCGTCCACGGATCTGAGTGCTTGCGTTGCTTGATCCACGTCGGTGGGATCCTATGCAGTTCCCACTCCCCTGAATCGCTATCTTCCATGGCCACCCAAATAAACTCGTCATACAGACACAGATCCAAGATGGAGCCATTCAACATGTCCTGCATGAGCTCAGTCTTCGATGACCTGCGCATGAGTTTTGCCAGATCCGAGTCGCGGACGCGATGCCGGCCACCGTCTGGATCTCGGCGATACACATGCAACGATGTTGATGAAATCGCTCGCGCGATAAACGTCGTGACCGTCCGCAAGTGCGGCTGTTCTGCGAACAGCTCTTCTGTTGGCATCTCTGTGACCACACCGATGTATGTATCAAGAAGCGGCGCGAAAAGCTCGTGCTGCGTTGGTGTCGTTGTCACCTGTGGCAGCAATCCTATTCTCTGGAGAAATCCCACGATGCCTCCTTCCTAGACAATGAGCAAGTAATCGTCATCGTCGTAATCATCGCCGTCATAATCGATAGCTGTGTCGTAGTCTTCATCTGCATAAGCAGAAACAAATTGGTCATCGTCAGGGCGTGTGGCCACCCACCACGCAATGTTCGCAGCCACTGTTGGAGAAACATCAGTCGCAGACTTCACACGATCCCAGATCGAAATGTCACCCAGACGTCGATCAATTGCACCTTCAATAGAGACATTGAGGATTGGCTGTGATCTGTGCCTGAGCCCTCGATTCCGAATTTCATCGATGAACCCAAGAACCGATGCAGACATCGATGTTCCTTGCCACGGGATGACCTCAATACCAGCTTCTTCCACCAATGGAGCCAAACTAGCTGATGCAGAACCTTTGATCTGCATTCCAACCTTGCCAGGAAACCATGCCTCTGCCTTTCGACGCCCAAGCCATTCAGGCACCCACTTAAACCCGGCGCGAGACGCGATGATCTCGATGTGCCACAGCCCGTCTTCGCGATGTGATGCGATCGCGATGTGGGAGAATCGTCCATCGGAGGCGACATCGATCCCGATGTGTACGGGTGCATCTGTTGCTCGGTGGGATTCTGGATCTGTGAGAGATTCCCAGATTTTCGTTGGGATCTTGCCTGGGGTGATGACTTGCTGCCACTGGCATAATGCTTCGGCGCGGAATCCGGCTTCATTGTCGCCGGATAGTGCGTCTTCTGCTTCTGCCATGATTGATTCGGCAGTGATGTTGGAGTACCCCATTGATGGGTTGGCCTGTGCGTGGGCTTCTGGATCTAGGATGCTTGCTTCTGGGGCTGCTGACCATGAGAAAAACGCTGTTTTTGATGTGGTGTTTCCGTCATCGATCTGCCTAATCGCAGATTCTCGAAGTGATCGTAGGACGACACTTGATTGATCTCCTGCGTTGGAGAATCCCCAGACTTGTGATTGTGGGCGGTTTCTTGATGTTGGGACGATAGCGTTCCAGGCTTCCCAGTCGAGATGTTCGCGGAGCTCGTCGAGGAGCGCGAGATCAACTGACTTGGAGCGTCCGCCTTTGCGCGATGTAACAGCCAGCGACCAGATCGGCATGGTTTTTGCAACGTCCAAGATCCCAGGGACAGGTGCTGATGCCAGCTTCATCGAAGCTTTGCCGTTTGCACGGGGTCGCCACGCGCCATTGAATTTGTCATCTTCTCCCTCACTTCGCGGATTGTCTGGCAGGAATGTTCGCAGCACGGGGTTCCACGCTGCGATTAGAAATGCTTCGTTCAATGTGTCTTCGGCATCGCTGAGCGATTGCGCGGCAGAAAGCACGCGAGATGCTCCATATTGGAAGATTCTCCAGAGGCCGAGAACAACCATCAGCATGGTCTTTCCGTTTTGCCTGGCGACCTCAATAACGACGACGCGCCAACGGAATGAACCATCTTCGAGAAGCTCTAGGCCATGGATCAGCGCCCATTTCTGGAACGGGTACAACTCGATGCCAAGAAGCTTTGCAAATTCGATGACCTCGAATCCCGCTGACGTTTCTGAAGTCAGCTCACGAAGCGGTGGAGGGAAAAAACGTGGTTCCGTTTTTCCTTTAGCCCCCATTTTGCTTCTTGTACTCCTTCATGATTTCGAGCACCTTCATTCGATCAGCGACAACGTTGGATGGTGCGCTGGATTTATCCTCCCCGCTTGCCTCTGTTGGAGCCGTGCCAAGCAGCTTCATGACACCCATCAAGTGCGGACCTAGGTACAGCGCTTTGGTAGCTTGCTCGGTGTCGGTGTTCACGGATTCGTCAATGTTGAATGCGTAGAGTCTTCCGAGCCTCACCACTGCTGAATACTTTTCCGGCACCGCAATGCCGTCTGCCTCCAACGCAGCGATCGAATCACAAAATGCTTGCTCCAGTTCGCCTACCCGGCGCGAATTAGTAGCCAAATGACTTCAACCTCCGATCGTTGGGTTCACCGTGTTATTGAGGGTCGAGGTAAGGGGGGTATCTGCGGGGAGAGAGGCCAGCTGACCCACCCTTCACCCGTCCGTGTATTTCGCTCCCGTGATCTTGATCCCCCTCCCTAGCTGGCGGTTTGCTCACCACTGCTCGGATAAGCTCCCGAGGCTGGGGGCTGGTACTCCGTCTTTGCGGGATCGGTTGCAGGAACAATGCGATGGTCGAAGATTCTCTGGGTCTTCTGCCAGCTCTGGGTGCGTTGCCTGCGGGTAGAAGTGATCAGGTTCGAAAGAATCCCTGCTGTTCGGTGGGGCATCGTAGTTGATAGGTTGTCCGCAGAGCCAGCACACGGCGCCTGCATCACGGCATTGTTGTTTGAACATTGCTTTGAGTTTTTTCGCAGCTCTAGAGTCAAACCCCATGTCTTGTCCTCCCCTCGTGTTGCATCGTTGATGCATGACAAAGGGCCCAGCCACATTGTTGTGGTCTGGACCCAGATGATACGAGCGTCAGCTTACTATATTGGGTGTCCCACTGTCTACGACTTCTTCATTGTCGCAGGCTGTGAGCTTTTCAATGACTTCTTGTAGTGACACGATGACTCGCCCGTCTTCCATTGTCTTCGAGGAGATGGTTTCCTCTCGTGCCCATCGATGCACTGTGGTCTTGGAGATCTCATAGCCCAAGCGCCGGCACGCTGATGCGATCTCACGGCACGTGCCTTCCATGTCTTCGTCTGGAGTTGCATCTTCAGTGAACATCGCGTCAATGATCCTTGCTTGCTCAATGATCTGCTCTGCTGCTTGGTCAAACTCTGGATCATCCTCAATCTCAATCAAATGGCGCTGCAACCACGCCGCAGATATCGCCACGCTCCGAGACCTCGGAGGAACAAGCTGCAACCGCACAGCAAGACGAGCCGACCAATACGACAACAACCGCTCCGTCTCCCACTTCACATCCAGAATCGGCACACGCAACGGCGGACGAGAACCAGCAGCGCCAGCCCCAAACCCACCGTCACCTTGTCCACCCTGAGATGGAAGAAGAAGATCACTCAACAAAGGCCCATACTTCTCCAAAGAATGAAGAGCTCTACCTAATAGGTGCAACTGACTATCTCTCATAGGTTCTATTACTTTCTTTAAGGTTGTATGTAAAAGGCTTGCCCGACCCGTCCCGACCCGTCCCGACCCGAGTTCCCAGGAACGTCTACCACCCTTTCCGAAGCGCCTATCGGATATAGGTTTTCCGCAATGAATTGGGTTTTGGGTACGCCAAAACAAGCGACGTTGTTATCGCAAAAAGAACTTCCTGATTGTGCCCATTTCTGGCAAAGCATGACCTAGAAAACTGCTTAGTTCTTTCCTCTGCGACGTCGACGACGCTTCCGCGCTGGCTCGTGTGTCTTGTTTGCCGAGTGCCCATGTGGCGCGTTCTGTGGTGATTCACTCAGCGGATCACGCTCCAACTGGCTGTTGGAGGGTTCCTGAGACGTGGGTTGGGTAATAGAGTGTTCCTGCTTCGACTGGCTGTCGGAGCATGCCTTTCTAGCGACTCGACCCCGGCCAGCGTCCTTACGGGAGTCCTGGGGGAATCGCGGATCATTCTCTACCTGGCTAGTAGATAGTTCCTCAGACTGTACATAACCGTTTGTGTTGGTCGTAGCCTCACTGGATGTGAGGTCCGTAGTCGCAAAGTGCGGTTCCAATGGGTTTATGATCCCCATGCGCTTTGCGGTCTGTTTAACAACTCTTGCCCACCGAGAAATCTTCTTCAGGAGATCATCATCGTAAAGCGGATCAACCGGTGCAGGCAGCAATGGTAGCTCCATATCTGCATCCGGGATCGAGCCGCGAAGCTGGTTACAGCCACGGCAACACACGACGAAGTTCTCAACCGTTGTTTCATCCTCTGGGCAACGATGATCAAAGGTTCCTCCATCATCGTTTTTATTGTCTTTCCAGTTCACATCAATCCCGCAGTATCTACAGGTTGATCCATCACGCAACAAGACTGGAACAACGAGGCTTCCCTTGTTGACATCTCGCTTGCGTTTGGTCGCCATGAGCTTTTCACGCTCTTTGATGATGTGGACAAAATCTTTGCGCTCCAGTAATTTCCAGCGCGGCACGCCATCAATTGGCGGAAGATCACTAAGGACACCAATAGTTTTCAAATCGGCAATCACCCGATCAAACCGACTCTGTCCAATAATGATTGCTGCTGCACCCAAAGAAATTTCGTAGTCACTCCACGAAACCGCTGATTGAAAATACAATGACAGCGCGACTCCTTTTAGCTCATCTACTAAACGCTCATCTTTTCGCATAATTGCGAGCTCTGCTGCACGCGTCCATTCTTTTGCTTGGTTGAAAGTGTCACCAACACGAATCCATGCCATCAGCTATCACTCCCGGACCGGGGCTTGCTAACAACTCTGAAAAAGTCCACGACACACTCCACACAAACACTCAATAAGGACAAACGTATAGACCGCTCATTGGCGGGGATCTCTGGTTCCAACACATTTTGCTCACCTCGCTCAACCTCTACGATCGCTAAGAAATACCACCTAGCGGCGTCGATCCCACGATTCTCAACCCGGTTTTCTGATCTGACTCACCGCTTTGCTCGGTCATTGACTCTGGCTTGTCCAGCACCGACAGCGTCCACCACGACCCGGAAGCAACGATGCGCTTCGCCGCGTCTGACTCATGCATGTAAGTTCGCTGATCAATCTTGATTCGACCTCCTAGCGACTTCGCCACTTTCGTCACTGCATCAAGCTGCGCAGGAAGCGGATAGATCTCTTCCGCCTCACTCTCGCGCAACTGACGATGCACACGCTCCATCGTCGCCAGAGGGTTTCCAATATCAGCGACGCTGGTATTGCGCCGCACGCGGATCATCTCAAGACCAAGGCTCAGCCCGGATTCATCGGTGACCGTGACCTTTTGCTCTTCCATAGTGAACCCACACTGGGTGATCACCTCGTCATCATGGCTTGCTGCGTTACTTGTCGCAGCAATCAGAATCGGCAGAAGGTTCTTATCAAACTCGATCACGTCATCGCGCTGCGTAGAGATATCGCACACCGTCGCATCAACATAAACAGCTAGCGTTGCTTTGTCGTTGACCGCGCAGACTGCGACGGTTGATGTGGCTGGATCTGGGCGCAGCTGAACAACATCGTACGGTGCCTTCGCCCCAGCGATCGCTTTCGCGGCTTTCAGAGCCCAGTGCATCCGCTGCTTTTCACAGACAATCTGCGAGGACAGGTTAGGAGCATACTGTGGGTGATTCATGCGGACTCCTCCTTTTCATCGAATAAGGGCATTTGCCCAGGAACTATCGGGCTATGTGGATCTGGCTTGCTGAGGAACCGCCAGATCTGGACTTTTCTTCTCGGCATCTGGCTTTCCCACCACTGATCAGCTTCGTGTTCCTCGTCCATGCTCCCGCTTTTTCTTGAGGATCTTCGCCCGAGGATTCGCCGGGCACGTCATCATGTGAGGCTGGAAAAGCTGCTCACCCATCGCACGAGCACTCTCTAGCCTTGCGCCAGCAAGCGCAGTCACAGTGTTCTTCTGCTGTGCTGTGGAGGCCTGCCAGCGCGACGTTATCCGCCACATCCCCTCAGCAGAAGGAGCAGCGTTAAATGCGTGCCAGCGCTCAGCACCTTTAACCAGCCGGATTTTCTCACCACAGGCCTTGCACTGCCGGACGTAGTCGTTAGGCTGCTTGTACATCGGTGTACACCTCCTCATCGTCTTCAACTTCGAGAGGTGGCACCTTCGCGAGATCGTAGAGATCCATGATCCAGCGTTCATGCCGGTCAAGATCACGACCGTCCATGTCGCTACGCGCTGCGATGTTGTCGAACTTCCGGCTCAGATCCGTCAGGCCAAACATGAGCATGATGCAGAAAAGAAGGTTCATGAGAACAAGAAGAATCATTGTTATTTCCTTGCTGATTGTTGTTATTCGTGTGAGTAGTAGGAGGCCACAGTGATGAAGTCATCGACTTTCAGCCACATGTTGTCCCACTCGCTAGCTGCGATCACCCGGATGATCTCGTCATATAGGTCATCGAGCTCAGCGCTTGTGAGCTTGCGCCAGCACTGCTGTGCTGCACGCGCTAGGTCTTCACGGCACGTCTCGACCCTGATCTCGACGCTGTCAATGTCGCCGTATGGGTCTTGGTAGTACCTCATGCTGCTCCCCGCTGGATGAAATGAAGAAGGTCTGATTGCTTGATCATGATGCGGTTCTGCTTTGATCCAGGTCGTTTGGAGTGCGGCAGCAACCCCTGTCGACAGAACTTCCGGATTTGCCATGCGGAATATGGAATGATTTCCGCAGCCTGCGATGGCGACAGCCATCGGTCGATCGTGGTAGTATTTCCCATAGATGCTTTCCTTGAGTGTCATTTCCGACCTGGTGCAACAGGTCGGTTTTTATTTGTCTTGATGTCATTGATGTCGAACCGGCCATCGAGGAACCGCTCAACGAAATACCGCTGGCCTTTCCCTGTGACCTTCGGTGTCACCGTGATAGATGTCCTGCCGTTGGATCTAGTCACCACTGTTTCTTTGATCCTGAACAGTCCAAGCTCCATCGCTTTTTGCGTTGGTGTGTGCTTGATATGCGCTGGCCCATCCATCAGGTATTTGTGCTTTCGAAGCCAAGCGAAAAGACGATTCCCACCGACATCGATGCCGTTGCCGCGCAAGATCTTTGCCAGATCTCTGACCAGAATGTCGGTGCTGGACTCAGCGACAGCATCGGCAAACATCACTTTTGGTTTATCAATCGCTGCTTGCGCTTCGAGTGCTTTGCGTTGTTCGCGCTCCTGCTTGATCTGTTCTAGGAGTTTGATTGCTGTTGTGGGATCAGCCAGCATCTGCTCCACGGTTGCAGTTGTCGCGTACATTCCGTGGCGACGGATCTCTGGCAGGACCTCGGCTGTGACCCAGCGGCGAAACTCTTTTGCTTGTGGAACGCGAGATTGAAAAAGAAGCTCGTATAATCCTGATTCGTTGACGACTTTTACTCGTTGGCTACGCCCCAGGGAATCTATGGTGTCGGCAATCCCGACCCCATCCTGGTCGATGCGAGATAGTGCATCTCTAGAGTTTTTGATCTCTAAAACTGCGCATACATCCCGCCCCACCCACTGTGGCTCCCCGTCATCTCCAACGATGATTCTTACGTCATGACCACGGAAATTAAAAGGCTTTAATTCCATCTCGCGCCCTCCTTCCTGAAGAGTTGCTATTCGTCTGAATATGATTCGTGTGCCGCGTCAACGGCTTGAGAGAAAAGCGCAAGCGTTTCGCTTTCCCCGAGCTTCGAGCTGACTAATCCGTGAAAGAAGGAGATCGCTGTCAGCGGAATATCTTCCGGGAATGTTTCGCAGTAGGGCCCACCGTGATCGGCGGCGAAGCTTTCTGCGAGCTTCCGGAGTCGAATACACTCACGTGAGAAGCTGGTCATTTCTCTTTCCTTTCCTTGTTCTGTTGTGTGGACATAAGCTCTGATGCCGGCGTCGAGTGCGTTCTGGACTTCTTCTGTTCCGAGCTTCGCCTCGACGTATCCGCATAGGAATGCCAGGACTTTTGTTTCTGCCTTATTGCTGGCGTTCTTGATGATTGCCAGCTTCTGGCTAATTGATCCTCCGATCATTTGGTTATCGATGCTCATGGAGTAGTTCCTTTCACAAAGTGCTGTAGAATGATCTGGATATGCGATTATTTGTCTATGGATATTGCAACTGCTATAAGCATGGCCATCGCACTTCTTGCTGCGTTTTTCGCTGCTTGGCAAGCTTTTGAAGCTAGAAAATCTCGTATTGAGGCTGCTGAATCTCAGCGAGATGCAACAGAAAGCGCTGAAAAAGCTGCTCATAGTGCTGAGATAGCAGCTCATGCTCAAGAAAAGATCGCGCAAGCTCAAGAATTACTGTCAGTTATCGAGCAAAACCGAGAAGCTGCTACCCGACGAAATGTTTCGTTAAGGCACATCAGAGACGCCGCTTACGCCATCGTCAATGAAACTGGGTATCCAATCACAGATGTGGAAATCCTCCCAGAAAACCCCTCGGCTAATCGGATAATGCGAGCTGAGAAAGCTGATTTTCTTAATCATGGTGATAACCATCGTGTGCTAGTACGTCGCGGTGACGCGTACGAGATTCATTGGAAAGATGACAAAGGCGAGCCACAACATCGACGGGTGATCGCTGAACGTTAATCGTCTAGGTTGTGTTCCTTCCTGAACTTTTTGTTCTCGTAATAGGTATAAACCGCTGCTATCACGGCAAAAATCAAGCAAATAATGGTTAGTGCTAATTGCATTTTCTTTCCTTTCTTATGCTTTTCGACGTCTACTGTTCCCGGCGCGTTTAGGCTGCTGCTTCGTCGAGTTTTTCTGCGGCCGCTCGGAGTGTGTTGGCTCGTGCTGCGAGGACGATTGCTGTTTTTGTGTCGACGGCTCCGTATCGGAGTTGGTCTAGTTGGTCGGTTGTGATTCCGAATAGTTTTGCGACGTCTCGGCTGTTTTGTGCGCCGAGGCTTTTTGCGATTTGGTCGATTGTCTCGATACGAGAGTGGTGAGCGCTCATACATCCTCCTAGTGCTACCCCGCACCTCTAAGTGCATTTTGTTCCTGTGAATGCATTATGCACCCCTCAGTGCATTTCGTCAACTTTATTGCATTTTGCATTGACTTTTCACTCTTGTAGCTGCATAATGCAGTTATGGATTTCAACGAATGGCTTAAGTCCCTCCCCGGCGCGCCAACGCCAACAGTCGCAGGAAAAAAGGCTGGAGTCGTCAGCACTACGCTCATTCGTCATGCGGCAAAAGGGCAAACCACTGCAGATAATGTGATCGCTATTGCACGCGCTTATAACATCTCCCCCATTGACGCTTTGGTCACCACCGGCCATCTTGGACCCGACGAAGCATCGTCGGCACGTCTTGATCTACGCATGGCACTGAAAGGCGCGACTGTCGAAGAGCTGTGGGATGCAATGGCGGAAAAGGTTGATGGTTCGCGTCTGTTTATCGAGCACTTCCCACGGTTCGGTGATCTCGACATCAGCATCGATGGCAGCGCTCCCCCTGCGTCATAAACGCTGAACCCGGTTTCTTCTCTTTTCAATTGTGCGATTGCTCGCTCAAGTTCTTGGCGTGCCTTAACTTGGCGTGGACGTTGTTGCTTCGGTGTCACTCCAGTGAGGTCGATTACTTTTCGACGACCATGCAGATCTTCGCCGATCCTTTCCCAAGCCATGAGTAGTTCCTTTCTTATGCTTTTCGACGCCTACTGTTCCCGGCGCGTTTAGGCTGCTGTGGTTTCGGTTTCCCAGGTGACGATTTCGGATAGGCCTAGGCCGAAGGCTTGGGCGATTCCGATTGCGAATGCGAGGGATGGTTCGCGTTCGCCGGTTTTGACGTCGACGAGTGTGCTTCGGCTGGTTCCGATGGTTCGGGCGAAGGCTTCGTCGCTGGTGATTCCGCTCATGTTTCGGAGGCGGTCGATGAGTCCGTCACGGATTTTGATCTTTACATTTGCCATGTTCATCCCCTCTAGTGAAGTTCTTACAACTCATAGTGAAGCATTTTTAGCTCACACTGTCAAGCGTCAATGCTTCGCAATGTGTTGTATTTACTACAGGGGTGTGTCATTATTAGCTCATGGAACGCATCGAACTCTGGATTCGAAAGACCGTTGGCAATGCCTCAGATAGAGAGATTGGCAAGCTAGCGAACATCGGCCAATCAACACTCAGCCGTCAACGCCGCGATGGCACGGTTACCGTTGAAACGGCAGTGAAGATCGCACGCGCATACCAGGTCAGCGTCGTCCCAGCGCTGCTCGCGCTCGATGTGCTGACCGAGTTCGATCTCAAAGCATTTTCAACGTCGAGCGGAATCATGGACGCTAGTGATGAAGATCTAGTCGCCGAGATTCTCCGACGAATGAAAGCCGGGCAAGCCGACTGGGCGGAGAAACCAATCAGCGAGTTGGACACCCGTCGCAAAGCAAAACGCGGCAACAACTCCCCCACCGCACCCCCGCATGTCACTGAGCCTGACTACGATGCCATCCTCGACGGCATCAACGCCGGAACAGAGCCAATTGCAGCGCAAAAGGCCACCGACCCACTCGAAGAAAACTACACCTAGGAGCACTTCATGAGCCCTGTGGAAGCAGCCCTCGAAACACTCGCCCACACCATGGGCATCACAGTGATCGAGACGAGCAAGCTGGGAAGCACCCTCAACGCTTGCTTTCACCCACCAACACAAACAATCTTTATCAAAATTGGCCTCGACCCAGTCACCCGCTGCTGCGCCATCGCCCACGAACTAGGACATGCCCACTACGGACATAACTGCTCAACTCCCGGCGCGGAGCGGCAGGCTGATGAGTGGGCAGCACAGCAGCTTTTGGATGTTGGTGATGTTGAGACTGTAGGGCTTGAGTGTGAGGGTTCTGCTGCGGCGATGGCTGCGGAGTTGGGTGTTACGCCTCATCTACTCGTTTTGTGGATGGGGATGTATGAGCGAGGAAGGATTCAGCCGGAGAAGAGGGCATGTTAATGCCTTAATCACTTTCTCATATGTAACAATCGGTGTGATATTTTCGATATTTTGTTAAAATATCACTCGAACTGTTATAAGAAAGGAATATGGCATGGCCCACACTACCGGCGAAAACCTATTCACAATGAAGCGGGTACTCCGCAATCTTGAAGCTGACCATGATGCCCTACGGGAGGCGCTGGCCGATGGACGGCGCATGCGGGACTTGCTCCCCTACGGCGACTACATCAACCGGTACCGCAACCTGACAAGGGATCCCATGGTGGTAGCCATTCACAAGCAATTCCACGAAAACGGACTCGGCGGGCTCACGATCGACGAATCCATGTTTCCACTCAGCCTCCGCTTCGAGGACGACGATGTCACTCTCGTTTTCCGCAGGCCGGAAGGATTTCGCCATGGAACGAACGAGGAATCATCACAAAGGCCACTCATCGAGCGTCGATCTCGCATCGTCCTCTTCTGGAAATATGCAGAGCCTGGAACCGACGCGCTCAAACGGATCTCGCTCCAGATGTTCGACAACGAAGGCCCTCTCGAAGAAGCCACCATGTTGTCTGAGAAAATTCCACTACTCACAAAACCTGAATCACTGACAACTGCAATGTTCATCCCCACCCACGCAGACGAACCCCGCTTCGTTTTCGGAAGCTAGAAAGCCAACTCATGCCAACCCTCAGCTCGAACCTGAAACACCTACGCTTGCTCCTCGGACGATCCCAGGGAGAATTCGCCGAGCAATTAGGCATCGCCCAATCCACCTTGAGCAGTGTCGAGCGAGAAAACCGACCCCCCAGCACGAAACTCATCAACACCGCACGGTTTCAAACCGGAGTCAGTGCTGAATATTTCGAGGCATCCATCCACTTCTACGCAGCACCCGATCTACTCTTCCGCTCAGCACGCGAAGGCCGTGCAAACGCTGACAAGATAGCTGCAGCCTTTTCCATCACCGAACATTACCTTCGTGAACGGTACCCCGACGTGACATCAGACCTACCCACGATTCCCATTGCCGATCTCGAAGGCGAGCTGAGCCTCCGCATGCTGGAAGAATTCGCCTCTCAAACCCGGGATCACTTTGGGATTGATCAAGATTCAATGATCCCAAACCTCACCACAGTGTTAAACAACCACGGAATCCTCGTTACCTCACTGCCTGACTACGTCGTTGAGGAGACCAACTTTGACGGAGTTTCAACGCCGACCGACTCGACATTGAGGATCATCGCGCTCAATCAACAACGAAGTGGAGACCGCTATCGGTTCAGCCTCGCACACGAACTCGCTCACTTGATACTTCACGCGAACACACTTCGATCCGACAAATCCCAGATGGAAAAGGAAGCGAATATTTTCGCCGCCAGCTTCCTCATGCCACGCGCCCTCCTCACGCCTGTAATTACTCCAGAGCTAACGCTCAAGGACTACGCCGAGCTCAAAGCTCAATGGGGCTACTCCATCCAAGCAATCGTCCGGCGTGCCCACGAACTCGAACTCATCGACTACAAACGCTACCGCAGCCTACGAATGCAAATCGCAGGCCGCGGCTGGAACATCAACGAGCCTGTCGACGTACTTCTTGAAAACGTCTACATCGACCCGATCGACTTACTCTCCAACAACATCAAAAAGCATCAATCGACGAACGAGGGTCTAGCGACCGTGACATCTCTGTATAAGCAATAGACAGCCAAGTGCCCTTCACCTGTCCGCCGGCAAGCAAGACCCGGTGAAGGGCAATGCCCAGCCCCTTCTAAAGAACTAAGCAAGAAAGAAGTCTACCCCATGGCTACCGTCCGTGACCTCTGGACAAAAAGAAACCCCAACACCACATCCAAAACGAAACGTATCCGATCAGCGCGATGGGGCGTCGGCAAGCGCTGGCAAGCCGTCTGGATTGAGAACGGGCGCGAAGCAACAAAAACATTCGAGACCCGCGACGAGGCAGAACTCTGGGCAGCCCGTGCGGAAGTCGGACAAGCCGACGGCACCTGGATCACCAAAGACAAAGTCGACATCACACTCTCCGACCTATGGGAACCCTGGCTCGCATCAAAAGGAAACATCTCAGACAAAACCAAACGCGACTACCTCAGCTACTGGAACGTCCACATCCGACCACAATGGGGACAAACCCCCTGTGCACACATTCAACGCTCAGTCATCAACGCTTGGATCCCCACACTTTCAACAATGAAAGGCGTTCCAGCCAGCCAATCACCGCGAGCACTCAGCGAATCAGCCATGCGCAAAATAGGCCTCATCATCCACGGAATCCTCGACCTCGCAGTGGAGCTAGGAGTCATCCACCAAAACCCCCTCAGAACTGGTGACCTACCAAAACAAAAGAAATCAGAACGCCGCTACCTCAAAATCACAGAAGTCGACGAACTCATCAGACAAGCACCCACCGAACAAGCAAAACTCCTCCTACGCGTCCTCATCATGACCGGTCTACGACCAGGAGAAGCAAAAGGACTCAAAGTCAAAGATCTGGACCCAGTACGCGGTCGTCTCATGATCCGCCGTGACGTTGATGACTTAGGCCGTGAAGACTCAACAAAAACACGAAACCACCGAGATGTACCCATCGGTGGCGAAATCCTGGTGCTCCTAGATCGCAACGCTCAAGGAAAAGATCCTGATGACTGGCTGATCCCTGACGAACGCGGAAAAGTCTGGACTACCGCCCGATGGAGGGTCGTCTGGAAAAACCTGTGCATCTGGACTGGGATTGGTGACCTCGACACCTACGAGTTACGCCACACTGCCGCATCCATCGCCATCGCAGCAGGAGCTGACGTTAAAACAGTACAACTCATGCTCGGCCACTCCAGTGCTGCGATGACCCTGGATATCTATGCACATCTTTGGGAAGAAGGCCTTGATGCCATTCCCGGCGCGATGGAAGCGCATATGGAAAGTGAGAGGAAACGTGCCGAAGAACTGTCCTCGATGCGTGAAGCATCAGAGGCAGAACGTCGACGCGCTGGTTTTAGGGTGATTGGGTAGCCCAGCTCGTATGTTACAAATACGCCGAATTCAGATTGGGAACTTCTCTGCTATTGGCTCGCCACTGTCCTTAACGCCTCTCTTTAGCTCGATTGCAAGCGGTATCTGTGCTGCTTCCAATTGGGCTCGAACATGATGAATTACTGAGAGTAGATTTGCGGCCTGGACAAAAGGGCGAGCACGCCCTTTAACGTAACTCTGTGGCACTCCGATCCAATGAATGCCACTGTTACGGTATTGATCGCGTTCCAACGTACGATCTGGTGATCGCATTTGTTTGATATCGCTAGTGATTACCGCATCAACATCCAGTTCTTCTAGGCGCTGAATAAGAGAGATGTCATCGAGCCCATGCGGAATGCTCGGCCCTGATCGCAGGAACTCGTCTTTTTTAAGCCATTCTTTTAGTGGAGCGTCAACTTTAGCGTTCATGCATTCATCAAGGAAGAACCTCATGCGACATTCTCCAGCACTATCGTGTGAAATTCCACAGCGTCCCTTGCAGCTGCATCAGAAACCTGTGGGTAGAATTCTTCGATTTCACCTGGTTCTAGTTCGCCTGATCTGTACAGCTCAGCTATGTCGAGATATGGAATCCTTGATCCCTTGATGGTGGGATAGCCACCAATGCAACGCGGATTTACTTCGAGATGTGGCTTTGGGTTCCTAAAGTCAGGAACCAACTTGTCATTCATATTCATGAACGGCTTATAAATATCCGCCAGCGTGTAAAACTCAAACTGCCCTTTGTGAGTGTCACTCAAATCCATGAACCCATCGTCGGTCCAGACCTTGACAGTCTTGCCATCGGTGGCGAATTGATACTTAGAAGGGTGATCCACCATGTCAAAATCGCTCAACGATGAAAATGCCTTGCGAATCTGCTGAAGCGATGTCTGAGCCCGCAGCTTGGCGATCGTACGCAAGGCGACTAAATCACGGAAAGAATATTCAACTGGTCGAGAAGCTGAGGCCTCAGGAACAAGTAGTCCCGTAGTACGCCAACGTTGAAGTTGGGCAACCGTTGCACCGGTTAGCGTTGCTGTAAGTGAGATATCGTAGCCCATGGTGAACTTACCTCCTTTCCCCACAGTGTATATGGGATCAAGATGCATTCCGCACTAATTTGATTAAGTTCTCACGTTCGCTATCTGTTCGGTTTCTGTTCGGTTTCTGTTCGGCCTATGTTCGGTACGAACAGCAACAACCTGCAACAATAACCAACAACCAAACAACCCACACAGTATAAAGAAACCCCAGCTCAAATATGCCATGAGCTGGGGTTTTAGTTGTGCGCCCGGAGGGATTCGAACCCCCAACCTTCTGATCCGTAGTCAGATGCTCTATCCGTTGAGCTACGGGCGCAAGTTCCACCAGGCCCGGTGAAACGCTCCCACCGAAGTGGAAGTGAGCGGAGACGAGAGGATTTGAACCTCCGGACCTGCGCAAACAAGTCAACTCCTTAGCAGGGAGCCCCATTCGGCCGCTCTGGCACGTCTCCAGCGATCCTAAAAAAGAATCGTCGTTCATCTTATCCAACATCATCGGCTGGCACAAAACACGAGGCAGTACCCCCTATCTACGGCACGCGGGGCTACAATTGCCGGC